CTTTGAGAGTGCTTTCTCTACAGCAGTTGCTCGCGCAAAGTTATCAGCATTGGAGGTGAATCCTTTGTCACTGTAGAGAGAATCCACGACTCCAAAAACTTTACCCCATTGAACTTGAGTTTCGAGGTGGTCGATAAGGTGCATCGGTTGAATTCCTTTGACTCATTTAATATACACGGAAACCATGCCCTGTAGGGGAATAGTGTGGAGGTTGTTCAACTGTCACACTTCATCATCGTCTTCCTCATCTTCATCTAAAAAGTTTAAAGGAAGTGTGCCAATATCATTAACTTCGGTTGTTGTCACCATACCATGTGCAACTTTATATGCTATATTCCAATCATTCAGGTAAGTTTTCCAAGTGGGTGTCATTTTACCACTCTTAGTGAAATATATACCTTCAACAAAATGATCAATGCAAATAAGAGTGAAAGAACGCATGTTATCAGATTGTACACTACCATTCATGGCAGCAGTTTGAACATATAGTGATGTTGCTGCTTTTAATTGTGACCATTCTTCCATCAAACGATTTAGAGGATTGCAGTGATCAACTTCATGTTCTCCATTTTCTGATCGAATCACAACTTCATTATAGTTAGATACGCGAATAATCAAATCTTCAAGTTTTTCTAGTGACTCCTTAGAATCCTTATATTTCATATAAGACACAAGATATGCCCAAGTAAAAGGATTAACGTGAGCAAGTTTAGTTTGATTTCTATATCCAAACTTGGTATTTGCAAAGATATCTCTCAACCAAAGAATAGCATCATCAAGATCAGAAACCCACATTTTGATGTTGACTGTGTTAGTCTTCATCTTAGTGCTGTATTTGTTAGGAAAACACTGAAGTGCAGCATGTTGAATGGGTTCAACCTTGCGTAATTTACCATCCTTTATGCTAATTCCACGTTCAGCATATATTGCACGATAAGCACCATCAACCCTGTCAGATGCAATTTCAGCATCATCAGGATTATCACGCATTAAATATTCACTATAGATGGTAGACATGTGTGAATGTCCTTTATACTTAACACGAACCTTTTCAGGTAAAAAATCACTATAGTCAGACCACCAGTAAGCATCACGGGTATGTGCATCTGTCTTAAACTTAGTGCCTGCTTTATACATTTGTTTAGTCTCAGGATCATAACAATCCTCAGTCAAAATAGCACCATCAACTTCAAGATGTGCTGATTCTAATTGCTTAAACTTATTGCGATGTTTCGATTTCCTTGATCTTTCATCATGATCTCTTTGGATTGGACAAACTTGCCAATCATTGTGCCATTCATCAATTGAAATTATATCATGTTCATAAAAAAGTCGATCAACATTGATCCGACTTTTATCGTTTTTGTTATTCATAGTAATCCTCATTGTGTGTCCGAATTAGACACTTTATACGTTAGTCGTCGGACTAACTTAATGATTATACCACAGTTACATGCTGTGTCAAGTCTGGAGAGTAACTAAATTTAATATTCCCATCCCACCCACGTTGAGTATGAACGGCAGCAAGTTGAAACCCTAATTGAGGCCATGGTTTTGTAGGTGTGGGCACATTGTATATTTCTTTCAATGCAAATCCTGCCTCTCGCATGTCACGAATCCTACGTTTTGTAGTATAGTGATTGATAGTTGTGAGATACACAATGTTATCAGCAATCTTCATACCATGTGCAAGGAATTTTTGCATCAAACTCCATGGTGGGTTGGTGATAATCCAATCTACTTTATTATTATAAGTTAGGAAGTCTTTATCCTCTGCAAGTTCACACCACTCATTGTCATCACCAGGAAAGTTATCATAGAAAGCACCTGTTCCCCTACTAGGATCAAGAATAACACCAGTTGGTGAAAAATGATTGATAATCTCCACTGCCAGATATTCTGGCGTCATGACAATATCCTTGTCGGGAGTATTTTTAGGTGGACAGAATGCTCTCATTAATTAAACTTACGAGGTGCAGAAACTACAGTGTAATTGATATCTTTCTTTGTATATTTTACACCGGCAGCAATCAATTTGTCAATGTGAAGTGAACACTGAACACGACGTTGCTTCTTACTATCAACCTTTGGATTAAGTTTGAACAATGCACTTTTGTCTTGTGCTTGTTCTTGAAGCATCTGACGGGTAGGTTTTGTGCTCCATTGTGCTTCCTCACCGAAAGGAATACTCTTCACATAGTCAACAAACTTACGTACTTCTTGAATGTCCATCTTACCCCAGAGTGCTCTATCATCATCTGGAGTGATGAAGAACTCATACTCAGTATGAAATACTTTCTCTTTACCTACCTGAGTATACTGACCAACAATAAGACGATAGTTGGTGTGTGTCATCTTACGGACAACATCTGAGCAACAAATAGTATTGTTTTTGGTAGTTTTAATGCTGCCATTGTAGTCAACTACAAGACCTTTAGATAAATCAAACTCAGAAGTATATCCATTAGGTTTCAGTGCATCATATTCATCCTTAGACATACATGTGCGACCACGAATCACATGGTCTTCATACACATTGCCGTGTGCTTGGACTTCTGCCATTGCTTTGGTTGCTTATAGACTTATCATAACAGAATTATTATCCCCTGTGGGGGAATGGTGGACAGTTCAATCAACTGGCACGTCTTACCCCATCTCAAAGACGGTGTGGAACCCAATCCATAGGGTGGGGCATGAGCATTTCTCGACCCTGTCCGGGGGCAGTGGTGACCGCCAGGTCGTATGAGACCGAATATCGGGGCCCTGACCCTTCATAGGGGAGAACCTGATGGGGCAAGTTTGAAGGAAAAATCAATAAACGATGTTGCTTTGGAGCAAACACCCCACCAGATACCGTGGTTTCCCGAGACGGAATCGCCATCGCATTGCTAAAAAAGGCAGCAGGCGCTTGAAATTGCAGTTCCCCAGAATTGGCATCGTCCTCGGTACGCACGTAAAACACTGCACTGAGTTGAGAATTGCGATGGGTATGGGACGGAATCGTTCCCCCATCGCGGGAGCACACCACCGGCCATGCTTTTTGAATGTGAACCTCAAGTCCATGATCGGGTCCAGATATATCGGTCAAATAAAGCAACACCTGCTCTCCTATCTGCTGATTGAGCCAGGAAAATTCATTCATCAGATGCAACTGATCTAAACCAGAAATACCTAATCTATCTCCGGTAAGGTTGTCGCGACTGGAAAACTGTGGATCTCCGAATATAATACGGTCAAATATCTCCAACTGTTGATACATCGCCTCAGCAATCCCATCATCAGGGGTAAGATCTACCTGCATCACAGGGGTGGGGAACAAAAAATGGAGAGGCATCGGTGTTTTGTTTGTTAATGTAATTATAGCAGATTCTTAGGTGTGTTGTATAGATGTTTAGATAAGTTTGCAGATCGTCACACTACCGACGAATCTCACTGATTGCTGGCATACCCTGATTGAATACAACATCAACAACTGCCTGAACTTTCTTGGCAGTGCTGATACCAACTCTGTCATAAGTTGGAATACAAACTAAACCAAATGTCTTCTCAGTGCTACCCAAACGAATCACACGACCAATCGACTGACTGATACCAATGTAGTCCATGTTACGCATGAAAATGACTGCCTCAAGTCCACTGACGTTGATACCCTCAGACAAAATAGAATGGTGAAGAACAACAAATTTCTTGGTCTTATCCTTGCCCCAAGTATTCAAAGTGTCAAAGAATACATCACGATTGACTTTCTTACCATCGATGATTGCACCTGTCTTGGATGTGATTGTCATCCAAGAATATCCACGTTCTTTGAGTTGTAGGCAGAAATCTGAATGAGTAAGAAGATTGATGATTTGCTTTGTTGTGCGCGCACAGATCAAAGTCTTGTCGATGTTGTTGTCATCGATAGTCTCGATCAAGTTGTCACAATCATCAGCAAACATCACCTTGCGACCTTTGATCATAGGCAATTGCTTGACTACAACTTTAGGAGGAAGAATATAACCCTGTTCAACCAACTCAGGAGCAGGAACATTACACAGAACCTGACCATAAACAGACCAATTCATGCCTGGTTTAGTAGCAGCTAGGGAATGTTTTGGTGTTGCAGTGAAGAAATAACAACGATTTGCTTCATTAGCAAAGAATTCAGTCGCAGGAAAGAAGTTCTTCTTTACACTATTGTGTGCTTCATCAAAATAGATGTTGTCTACCTCAATATCTGCCTCCATAACACGATGCAAGGAGTTGTAAGAGGTGAAGATGATAACGTTCTCACCTTCTGCGCGAGCAGTGTTGGCAAATACGTGAATGTTGTCTGCGTTGGTTGTAGAATAGTGATCTGTTTCACCACTATGAACGTGCATCACATGCGTGTGAGTTGTATCAATCAACTCAAGGAACTCACTGCATAGTTGTTCTGCCAACAGAATACGTGGAGCAACAACAACAGTCGTCATTCCGTTGTCGAT